GAAGGCGCAACGGTGGAAAACACCACACGGGATGATGGGCGTGGATGCGACGGGACACAAGGCAGGAGTGGGCGGGGAGTTTGTGAAGCAGGTTCATCTCTGGACTACACCAACGACGGACGATACCGGGAGCCGAACGAGGCCATACGCACAGGGCGGCTCCCCGCTTTCGCTCATGGTCCAACAGACCCACGATGGCCCGACCTGCTGGTGCAACACCCCGAACTGCGGCCTGCGATCTCACAAGCGGAGGCTGAATCCGGTCTTCGTGGAATGGCTCATGGGCTTTCCAATCGGACACACCGACTGCGGGCGCTCGGAAATGCAGTGGTACCCGCTGTCGCGCAATGGATTGGCGAATGTATAATGGAAACGTGGAGGGTTTCCAATGGCTCGTAGTAAACATACAAGGACGCGGTTAATTTGGCGGGATGGGCGGAAAGTACGTGCCCATCGTTGGATTATAGAGCAGTATCTTGGCAGGAAGCTCAGCGCATACGAGCACGTTCATCACATAAACGGAAACCCTCTGGACAACCGGATAGAGAACCTCCAGGTACTTGGGGCTGGTCCACACATCAGGTTGCACAAGCAGAAATACCCTGATTTGAAGACATGTTGGAACTGTGGGCAATCATTTATTGCAAATCCCCGAAAGAGAAAGAGACAGAAGTGCTGCTCCCCTAGATGTGCTAAAGAAATGCGGTCTGCTGGCCGAAGACGACAGGTGGCGATGACGGCATCCCGCAAGTCGCGGAGTGGATCGGGCGGCGGATAATGGGGTGACGATGACTCTGGAATTGGAATGTTGCGAAAGAACGCTACTGGGGGAAATTGCCGATCCGCGGATGCACCAGCGAGATGTAGCTATGACCTATCGTCTGGCCATGCTTTCGTCGGAGCGTGCGAGTATCGACTGGGCCAAAGTGAACCAGGCAATTCTGAAGCGCTGGCCGAAGGGCCTGACGCGGATCAAGGAAATGGCATGGCGCATGACGAACCCATGAAACGTGCAGCAGTGCAGACGGAGCGGCGGATAATGGAGACAGCATGACCTTCTGGCCCTTCCGCTGCCGCCATCCCCATCTCCAGTTCCCCCGCCGCCGACCTGACGGGCGCGATTGGCAGTACTGCCCGGACTGCCACAAGCGAATCCTGAGCGCGGTGCAGTTCCACGTACCGCCGCCGGCGGGTCGTCCGGGGAATGTTACCATCGAGAAGACGGGGCTGGAACGAATGGGGAGGCTACATGGTTGAAGCCGTTGCCCTAGCAGTAAAGGCGCTGGCCGAGATGGTTACCGAGATCGTCAAGGGCCAGCCCCCGGAGCTGAAGGCCAAGATGTGGGAGTGGTACGTCAAGGACATGGAGACCTGGAGGAAGTTCTGGAAGGTTGACGGGTAACAAATGACAACCCGAATGTTCCACGTGCCACAATGAAGCCTGCGGCATCAAGATTGCGGAAGGGGAAAGGCACCAAGGCCCGACCCTCCCCTGATGAGAAACGCACAAGAAACAGGATTCTGTATGCAAGCCTACTTTTACAATTGGCTGGCGGCCGACCTGCGCCTGCAATGCTGGCCCGCCAACCCCTGCCCTCGTCCTCGACCCCTTCGCCGGCTCTGGCACCACCGGCCTCGTCGCCTTCAACCTTGGCCGGCGCTTCGTCGGCCTCGACCTCTCCTGGCCCTACTGCCAGATGGCCATGCGGCGAATCCCGCCGCTGGCCCGTGCGACCGGGATGATCGCCGTATAGACCCCACCTTACCCCGGAGCATTTTAGGAATCTCCGCTTGCGGCTATCGCCCAGACCCACGGCGCGCGCGTACTACAGACCGCCTTGTGCAGGGCCAAAACTACCAGGACCCTACCTACACTACGCCTGTAGTTTAGAGATTGCAAGACTTTCCTGCGGGACCTCTGCTTCTCTGCTTCCACCAGTCTGCGCGCCCTAGTACCATGACTCACGGTATGCCTGGTCTCGCAGTACTACTAGACACATTCTTGCGCTTAGACGAAGATTTCTCTTGACATTCTATTCCCCTTGCGGTATAGTAACACTGCAAGCGATTAGGAGCGCTTGAGGCTATGAGTAGCCAAGCAATTCAGCAGGAAGCTCTGAGCCATGCGGTAAACGGCCGGAGTGTAGGGAACTATCCCGCGATTTTCACGGGATTCATAGCCAAGGGGATTCCCGAGGCTGAAATCAACCCACGAGTAAATGTATTCACTTACGACGCATGGCGCGCACTCGGGCGCCAGGTGCGCAAGGGCGAGCACGGCGTCAAGGTAGCCACTATTATCAAAACCACGCGCAAGGAGCGCGACGAAGCCACCGGGCAGGAAGTGGAGCGGACGGCGTCGCGGCCGTGGACTACCACCGTGTTTCACCTTTCGCAGACCGATCCGATCGGGGGTGCCGCATGACCCCAACTGCCCGCACCATCGCTTACCTCCGGCGCTGCCAGGACACCCGAACGGCTGGCTACTCCGTGAGCTACACCAGTGACCCAGCTTGGCTGGTCGAGCAGGCAATCAACCGGCGAGCGGGGTGGCCAGACGACCCAAGCCATTCGCGTGGATCGGCCATGCCGGTGGCCGGGCGCTACCCTAAGAAGGCCAGCGGCGACACCTACAACCATCTGCGGCTCCTGGCGCAGGCCATCAACACGCCGCGTCTGATTGTACGACGGGGCGATTGCGCAGAGTGGTATCAGTTGATCTTGCGAAGGCTACCAGACAGGCTGCACACGGACTAAACCTATCCCGCCAGCGGCCCACTCACTGAGCGGGCCGTGGGAGTGACAAGAGGAGGCCGCATGAGCACACATGAGATGGACAACACCGCAGACCACGACGCCATCGTGATCCTGCACACCGCCTATCTGCAAGTCAGTGGTGAGGGTCGAGCGGAATTTCCCGCTTCTGACCTGCTCTACGATGCCCGCCAATACTTACGGGACCGCGCCGCTTATGCGCGGCAAATCCGCATGGTTACCCAACGTCAGGAATTACGCACGCCCACTGATTTCAGCGGGCCGTGGGAGTGACAGAGCGATTAAGGAGCGCTTGAGCCATGAGTGAAACACAGGAAGTAACAGGATTCCGTTCGGGGTTACTCGAACGGCTTACGGCCAATTTCCCAGGGCATTGGAGTGGCCGAACAAAGAGAGAGATGCAAGCAGCACGTGTAGGCTATCTTTCCACTTTGTACGTACTTCGGATGATGTCCCAGGCGCCAGCTTATTGCCGATCCACGGACATCTCCAATTTCCAAACCATCATTAACCTAGCCATCCGGGAACTGGAACATCAAGCCGAAGGTACGAAGGCCGTAGGGGGCGCCGCGTGACGCGCCGCGAACTTGAGCATCTCATTTGGCGCTGCGGTCTGACTCCCGCCGTATTCGCCGCGCGCTTGACCGAAAAAATCCGCGAGCAGGAAACCATCGTTGCCACCGCCAAACCCTACAAGGCAAAGTTGGCGGCGCAACATATTCGCGCCGCGCGCCGTGACCTGGCGTTGCTCGGCCACGTGGAGGTGCAATCGTGACTACCCCTTACAGACCGTTCAACTTTACCTCGCCCGACTGGTCGCCACTTGAGCGGGCGGTTGTGCTGGCGGGTCTCCCGCTCAGACGTTGTGTAGACTACATGTGGATGCACGAAGACCCGCCGGGCGTTCACCACTACAAAAACCGGGCAACGCGACGGTATCTGCAACTGACTAAGGACACCCCGGAGGACCGCGCTTGTCGGCTCTTACGGGAGGTCAGCGAGGTAAACACCCTATCCCGCGCCCTAGTCATCCCCGGTTAAGAGCGGATGCCTAGGACGGGGTATAGGAGAACCCCCGATTATGGACACAGTAGGACTTTACTTGGCTTGTGACACCGACATTAGAGCTTGCAAATGCGGTGCTCGGTACATGGCAGGACTAAGAAACTTAGAGAATTCACAATTGGTAACAGCCGATGGGCAGTATGTCTGTACCGGCTGCTGGAACTACACGTTAATGATCGCATCTGGCCACTGTGAGCCGTGCGATATCACTGGCGGTGACGGTGAGTGCACATGCTATGAAATACAGGAAGCCCGCAATCTGGTGCGCCTGTTAGCGCCTGATTTGCTACCGCACTAGTCCCGCGTCCTGCCCTCCGGCCTCCTAAGCCGCCGCACTATGCCCCGTGTTCGGGTCAGACGGGGCCTCCCGGCGCTGGCCTGAGCCGGAGGGTAGGACGGGCGATTGTGGTGTATAATGACCCATAGGGCATTGTGACCTATGATCTGTTCTGCCCACCGCAGCAGCAACGGCGATCCATGCCGAGGTCGAGCGATTAAGGGTAGTAATGTTTGCCGCGTTCACGGAGGCTCCGCGCCGCAAGTCAAAGCGAAAGCGCAGCAGCGGTTACTTCAAGCGGCCGATCTACTCGCCGGCGCCCTGGTAGAAATTGCGAGAAACAAAAAGACGCCAGCCAGTGTACGTGTTGCTGCTGTAATCGCTGTGTTGGATCGGGCTGGACTGAGCGTTAAGCAACTCGTGGAGCACACCGGGCGCGACGGGGGCGCAATCGAGGTTGAGATTGTCCAACGCCTTCAGGCGGCGCGCGAACGGCTCCAAAAACTGGATGGAAGCTCCGAACATTCCCCCTAGACTTTGTTTCGTCTCTGTGCAATAGTGGGGCCATGCCATGGCCTCAATTGATTGCTGCGGCGATCCCTGCGGTAGGCAGCATATTCAGTGGTTTATCTCGTCGCGGCGCGTCCAAACGTGCCGCTACAAGTCTTGCCAATGCCGGCGAGGTCGCTAAGGGAGATATCTACCGAGCTGCCGAGACTGCGGGTACCGGACTCGCTGAGGCCGGCCGGAATGCACCCCAGGCGGTATACGAGGCCACAGAAGCAGCCAACTTGGGCTTGCAGCCGTACCGAACGGCCGGCGAGCAGGGGATCACTTCCTTGGCGGACTTGGCTCGGGCTGGCTTCAAGTTCAACTATGAGGACTATGCCAACGACCCTGCGTTTCAGTTCCAGTTAAACAAGGGAACGCAGGCGATTGCGAACAGCGCCGCTGCGCGCGGGTTGGCATCGAGCGGGAACGTTCTCCAGGGGCTTACGGAGTTCGGGCAGGGGCTTGCCAGTACGTACTACGACCAGGCATTTCAGCGAGCGCTAAAGACGTTTGGCGCTAACGTAGATATCAACGACATCCTCGCCGGGCGCGGCCAGCGGGCGACTGAGGTATTCGGAGCGAACACCATAGGGGCAGGGCGCTACGCTGGAGATGTCGGATTGCGGACGGCTGAGAGCATTGCCGACGTAACCACGGGAGCGGCCCGGTCAGCGGCGCCTATCACTCTCGGGATCGGGGAGGCAGAAGCCTCCGGCATCTTGGGAGGCAATGTGGGAACCCGTCAGGCTGTTGCTGGCGGCCTCAATAGTCTCCCTGACTTGATTGAGGCGATTCGCGGGTTACGGCGGCGGCAACCATTGAACGTGTAATGGCCTCTATCGCTCAATTGATCGCCTCTGGCGGTGCAGACGTTCCCGAAGTTCTGAGTGTTGCCGAGCGCCAGAAGCAGGCCGCCATCCTCGAGCAGCAGCGTTTTCTCATGGAGGAAACGGCCCGCAAGCGTCGTGAATCCCAACGCGCTCAACTAGACCAGCAGCGGATGGGGGAGGCCTTAGCTCTGGGCGACTGGGAAAAGGGCAGACAGCACATTCTGCGGACCGCCCCAGGGATGTATCCGGCATTCACTAAACTCCGCATCGAAGAGGAAAAGGCCGCTCGCGAAGCGAAGGAAGACGAGAATAAGGCAGCCGTGGAGTACGGGAATCAGGTCACCCGCGCAATCTCCGGGGTAATTAGCCTGCCGAACGAAGAGGAAAGTACAGCGGCATGGGCAGCGGCCATGGCCCCATTCCCGGAGTTCGCAAATATCGAGTACCCCGGCAGAAAGAACTTGCGGCCAATACTCGGGGTGACTGCTTTAGGGAAGGATTTGCACGCACGGGAACTGCAACTGAAACAAGAAGAACGCCTGAAGATTGAGACGGAAACGGCAAAGCTCAAGGCGCAGATTGAGGCGGACAAAGCCAAGGCAGGCGCGCGACTCCCAGAAGCACAGCAGATTTGGGTTGACGAATATCGGCGCGTGAACCCGGGTGCTTCACTCATGGACGCGCTGACAGCCTACGACCAACGCAAGCCCGCAACTCCGAAGCTTTTAACGCCGGAGGAAGAAGCGCAGCAACTCCGGTTACGCAAGGCTTCTCAAGCTCCAGATCAGGGCAAGACAACCTTGATGATGGCTCCTAAAGCCGGTGGGGGTTATCAGGCTGTAGAAGTGCGGCCAGGTCAGACAGTACCAGAAGGTACCGTCAGCCCAAGCGGGTTGAGTTCTTTAACTGTACCCACGTCGGCCACCCGCACGATGGCAGAGACGGCGCCCAAAGTGAAGGATCTTGTTGCACGGATCACCAATCAAGTCGCCTTTCAAGAAGCAGAGCTCGGACCGGCCGCGAGCCGCTGGGCTGAGTTTATGGCCGGCAAGGTCGGAGCGCCAAACCCGGAGTTTACGCGCCTTCGTCTCAACATGGGGTTGCTCCAGACGCTTCTGATGCGGATGCACGTCGGTGCTCGCGGCGGCGTGCAAATCATGGAGCACTTCAAGGATTTGGTTGATGCCGGCAAGCAATCCCCCGAGAACCTACGTGCGGCCTTGGTTGAAATTGATGCTTATGCTGACTCTGTGGCTCAAGCGCATGGCGTAGGCACTACACCCGCGCCCGCACAGCCAGCTGTCGATGTAAGGCTGCCCGATGGCGGTGTGATGACGTTTCCAGATAAGAAATCGGCGGACGCCTTTAAGGCAGCAGCCGGTATTAAGTAATGGCCAGCGCTGCTCAACCTGATTATGAGGCTCTGGCCCGCCAATTCGGGGGCGGTCGAAAGATCGATTATGATGCCCTTGCGCAGCAGTATGGCGGCAAAAGGAAAGTTAATACCGCCGAGGAAGAAACCGCAGCGGCGCCCAAAAGTCCGAAGGGTTTTGTATCGTCGGTCTGGGCGCGTCATCCCACAAAACTGCTCGCGGAGCTCGCCGCGAGCCCGTTTGAAACAGCCAAGAGTTTCTTGACGGAGTTGAAAAGGGCGCCGGCCGAAGCGCTTGGCCTGCCTGGAACTGAAACCGACCGCATGACGCAAGAGGCTGCGGCGGCATTCAAACGCGGCGATTACAAGACCGGTATCATCAAGGGCTATGCGTCGTTCCTGAACTTCATCCCTATCGGAGCGGCGCAAGCCCTAGAGCAAGCTGCTGAGCAAGTCAACAGGGGAGATGTGGCCGGCGCATTGGGCACAGCCTACGGATTTGGCGGTCCCATGGTAGCTGCCGGAGCTGGCGGTCCGATTCGACCAAAAGCAGCAGCAGCGAGCATTGAGCGCGGGGTGGCAGGTGGAAAGCGCATAGCAATGGCTGCGCCGGAGGTCGCGGCGGCCTGGGCCTTGAGAAAGATCGGTGTGCCGGCCCCGATCGCACACGCTGCCGTAAGGAGAGCCAAGGAAGCGATTCAGAAGAAGGCCGCAGAGATGGCGAAGACGGAAGAAATTTCTCCCATACAAGAGTCTGCCATAAAAGAAGCAAGCCTCCTTGACTGGGAGCGTTTGCAAATTAGAGAGGCTCAAGCAAAACAGGCGGCGAAGGCTCAAGCGCGAGCCGAAGCTGCCGCCGATGCTCGCAGACAAGCGGAGATTTCTGGAGCCACAGAATCAGATATATCCAGATTGCGGGATAGAGAAGTAGCAGCCAAAGCAAGCGCCAAGCAAGCTGCCGAAGTTCAAGCTGCCCAGGAAGCAGAATACACTCGTGCTACTCAAGCCGACGTAGAGCGCGTGAAAACCCGCGAACGTATTGATGCCATGCTTGAGAAAACCCAGGAGCAAGTCGCCGCCGAAACCAGTCTATCCGATTATCAGAGAATCGCGATGGCTGAGGCAGAGAGCGGCGCTTCACTTTTGCTAGAAAAAATCTCTGTAGCGCAGGCCGGCAAACCGTTCGCAAAGCTCACGCCTGAACAGCAACAGGGCGTCAGAAATCTGGCTGAGCGGATCAAATCTCCTGTGGCAGAATCCACGATCCCGCCGGCCAGACCAGCGGCTTCTCCAATAGAGCAAGCGCCAGCTAAAGCTCCAACTGGCGAAGCCGCTGCTCCTCCCGCGCTCTCTATCGCCGAACTTGTGGAACCCTTGCCGCCCTCGCGTCAATTGGCGGCGCCGCCACGGATACTGCTCACTGAGCCGCCAAGCCCTAAATCCTCAATGGTCGTTTCTCACCCTCGCCCACAGATGGGAGTCAATCCGATAACGGGCGAACCGACGATTTTCTACACGGGTGAATCATTGGGCGACGTTGCGCAAATGCGATCTGCTTTCGGTGAAGCGGTCCGAACTGAGCCTCCGCCAGGCCCAAAGCCACTCAGAGATCCACTGGCGGAGCCGAAGGCCGAGTATCACAAGCAGGTTGCCAGGATCACGAGAAAAAGCTTGGCCGAGATGCTTGTCGATGGCAATATTTCGCCGGATGATGTGGCGCGCATTACGCCGGACTATTGGAAGGCGATGGCTGAGCGGATCGGCATCCCGGTGCCGGCACCCAGGACCATCAAGCGAATCCCGGCTGAAATGCGCGCTTTGATGGCAGCCAGGAACGTCGAAAGCACCCTTGGGAACTTGCCCGCTGCGGCGGAGCGTGGTATAGTTAGAACTAGTGGAACGCCAGAAACAGCAGCAACGGGAAGAGTACGCGAAGCAAGCGCGAGCACGGCGATTTCTGAGCCGCTTGGCGCAAGCCAGGCACCTGGCAAGGATGCGACCCTCCTTGTACCAGGCTCCGAAATCACCTACCGCGTTACCTACGAAGTACGTGAACTAGACGAAATCCAGGCCTCGCACAATGGCGTGACGTTCGCTGAAAACCCCAAGTACAACCTGAAAAATGACCGTGATTACTCGGTGCCAGATAATCGGGCGAAGATTCTAAACGGAGCTTTGCCGAAGAAGTTCAAACCGGCTTGGCTTATCACCGACAACCCGGACGCAACCAACGGGCCGACCGTGATTGATGGTGCGGGCAATGTTTTGGCCGGCAACGGCCGCAAGATGATCCTTGATCGGGTCTACGCCCAAAATCCTGAAGGTGCACGGGCCTATCGTCAGATGCTTCAAGACGAAGCGCCCAAATTCGGGGTGAACCCTGATACGGTTGCCAGCATGAGAAAGCCTGGGCTTTTTCGTCGCATCCATAATTCCGAACTCACGACACCTTCTTCCAAGCAGGATGCACTGACGCTTTTCAATCGACCCGGAACGGCTGCACTTCGGCCCGCAGAACAAGCCATCGCAGATTCCCGCCGTGTGCCGATTTCAACACTCGATGATGTTGCTGGCCGTCTTGAGCGGCAAGGCCCGGATGCAACGCTGGCGCAGGTCTTGGAGGGCAGGGGCGGCGGGGAAGTTCTTAACCGCCTGATTGATGATGGCGTCATTGCCCCACAAGAACGTGCCGGGCTCGCTGAAGCGGACCTGTTGACCAGAGCAGGAAAGGAACGAATCTCAAAGTTAATTCTTGGACGTTTCTTCCGCGATCCGGCGCAGCTTGACACCATCCCGCCTTCCATTCGAGGGAAACTGGAACGTATGGCCGCGCCTTTGGTTCGTGCTGAAACCGGAGAGTTTAGCCTGACGCCGCGTATTCAGGAAGCCGTAGACTTGATCGAAGCGGCGCGGTCCTATGGGCAGAAAGACCTCGATGCCTTTCTCAAGCAATCTGGCTTATTCTCGCAACAACAATGGACGGCAGAAGGGGTGCAACTTGCGAAAATGCTTCAGAACCGTCCCACTTCCGAGCTTGTCACGGCAGTTCGGCGGTACGTGGAAGAAGCTGAGCATGCTCGGCGGATCGCCATCGAAGGGCCTGGCCTTTTTCCAGAAACGAGCAAGCCGATGACCCCAGAAACCGCTTACCGCGCTGCTTTCGGTGAAAGCGATCAGGGGATTCCCGAGCGAGGCCATCGATGAGTTGGAGCAGCAGATAGCGATCAAGCGAAAGAAACCCTGAAATGGCCGCCGCCACCAATCCGCACCTCGATCTAGCCGATCTGGTCCAGCGCTACTATGAGGACCCCCTGGGCTTCGTCATGATGGCCTTCCCCTGGGGGGAGCCCGGTCCGCTCAAGAGCGAGACAGGTCCGGACGATAATCAGCGAGAGTTTCTGCGGGCATTGGGGCACGAAGTTGTGCTGCGAAAATTCGACGGCGTGAATCCTGTTCGGCCTATTCGCATGGCGGCTTCGAGCGGACATGGAACCGGCAAAACGGCGATGGGCGCCTGGATTGCTTGCTGGATTTTGAGCACTCGGCCTTATTCGACAGGTACGGTTACGGCTGGGACGGCCACGCAGCTTGAGGAACGTACTTGGTCGGCGATTCAGTACTGGGTGCGCTTGTCCATCACTGCGCATTGGTTTGAGGTCATGGCCTCGGGTATCTACGCGAAGAGCAGCCCGAACGACTGGAAGATCGTGGCGCAGACGTGCAAAGAGGAAAACGCTCAGAGCTTCGCCGGCCAGCACGCCCGTACCAGCACGTCATGGTACATGTTTGATGAGGCAAGCGCTGTCCCCGATACGATCTGGCAGGTTGCCTATGGGGGACTGACCGACGGCGAGCCGATGTTTTTCGCTTGGGGGCAGCCCGAGCGTAACACCGGCGAGTTCCACAATATCTGCTTTGGTAAAGACAGTGAGCGCTGGAACCGCCGGACTCTGGACAGTCGCAGTTCGCGCTTTACGAATAAGCAACTGATCGAGGAGTGGCTGCATGATTACGGCGAAGACTCGGATTGGGTCCGCGTGCGCGTCCTGGGGTTGCCTCCTCTTGCGTCTGAGTTCCAGTTCATCGACCATCAACGCATCCGTCAAGCGATGCGCCGACCGATCCGGGTGCTTCCTGAAGAGCCTCTGATTGCCGGAGTCGATGTCTCTGGCGGCGGCGCCGCATGGAATGTTGTGTTCTTCCGTCGTGGCATGGATGCCCGCACTATCCCGCGCATACGGATACCGGGCGAGGCCATCCGACATGATCGAGGTTTGCTGGTAGGCAGACTCGCCGAACTTCTATCCGATCAAAGGCCAGAGCATAAGATCACGGCCATGTTTATCGATTCCGCCTTTGGTTCTCCGATCATCGAGCGCCTCCACATGCTCGGCTTTCAGCAAGTGCATGAAATCAACTTTGGCGGCGACTCTCCTAACCAGCATCAAGCCAACATGCGGGCCTATATGTGGGATGCGATGAAGGAATGGCTGCTGATCGGCGCCATCCCTGAAGAGGAGCCACTGAGTTACCAGCTCGGACTGCCTGGCTACCATCTGAACCGATCAAACAAGCTGGTTCTCGAATCCAAGCAGGACCTCACCAAGCGCGGGGAGCGCAGCCCGGACGATGCGGATGGCTTGGCGCTGACGTTTGCTCGTAAGGTCGCTCCGCCGCGCCCGCAAAAAGCTAGCCGCATTCCTTTTTCTGGAGGGCCGTGGTCGTAAACTGTGGTATGCTTACCATGATGAAAACATTCCTGGGGTTGCTTGTTTTGGCGGTTCTGGCGCAAGGGCAAGAAGTCGCTGACTCTTTTACCGCCTACATCGCTATCTCAAATCCTTCAAGCCAAGCGATCACCCTTCAGAAGCCAACCACTTCAAACCGCGTGATTCGCCCGCAAGCGGCATGGATTCACAGCACGGTCGCCACCACCGTAACGCTTGAATTGCGCGGCACAGCGGCCACGACTACGGCCATGACCATCGTGCCGCTGACAGGCGCCAGCAGCACAGCACAGGCGTTCTCCGCGAGTAATGTCGGCGCCGGATCGACCGTGGGAGTCTTCCAGGTTGCCGCTGGCGGTCAGGGTATTACCATTGATCTCACCGGAATTGTCTTGCAGGGAAACGCCTCAACCGAGAACGTGACGCTGCGCCCAGCGAACGAGACGAGCACACTAAAGGTCCTCCTATGGTTCAACGAGCAAAGATAGTTCTGATTGCGGTGCTTGCAGGGGTCTTACTGTCCGGCCAAGTACCTCGTCTCGGCAGTAGCCTTGGAGCTTTCGGAACTGTCACGACTGGCGCTACCGAAGACGTTGGCTGTTACATCGGGACCAACACGATCGGTCCTTGCGGGTCAGTCGGGATCACCGGCACTATCTACAAAACGGCAACGAATTGCTCCAGTTCGGCCTCGCCTGCGGTCTGCGCATCGGCGGCGGCCGGCTCGGTCACAGTGGCGGCTGCGGCTACAACCAAGGTAGTCAATACCACCGCCGTTACTGCCAACAGCCAGATTTTGATTCTGTTCGATTCGAGCCTTGGCACCAAGTTGGGGGTGACCTGCAACACCACGCTCGTCGATGAGTATGGAGTCACCGCCAGAACCGCAGGTACGAGTTTCACTATCACGGTCGGCACTGCACCGACCACGAATCCGGCGTGCTTCAGCTATTTGGTGGTGAACTGATGCAGATGCCGCCCAGCCTCTCAGACCTGCCGCGTATTTCAGGCGGGCCGTCTGCGGATGTTCTGCGGATCACCTGCCCGTACTGTGTTGCCGGCTTCTGCGAGGTGCTGATGGTCCGCGAGGGTGATATCGTACAGGTTGAGAACATCAAGGACCCGCGCTGCTGCGTAAGTTGCGGTCGCTACTTTTTCTTAAAAGCACGTGTCGTGATTGAGGGTGTACCCTTGGAGGATTGACATGGCTGCATCTGCTTGGCGTAAGTATCAGTCGTTTCCGGAGCGTCTGGGGAACAAGGTGTTCGAGATGGACACCGATACGTTCAAGATGGCGCTCTATCTGTCCACTTCGAACGCCGCTACGGTCAGCAACGCCGTGAGGGCGGATCTCACCAATGAGCACGCCAACGCCAACGGCTACACTACCGGCGGGATCACGCTCACTCCTGTCTGGTCGTTTACGACCGACACCACGACGTGGGATTCCTCCACCGATCCCGTGTGGACCGCCTCAGGCGGTTCCATTGTCTGCCGCTTTGCCGTCATCTGGGACGACACGCCAACAGCCCCGGCAGATCCGCTGATCTGCTACAGCCTCCTAGATACGACCCCTGCGGACATTACCGTCACTACCGGCAACACTTTGACGATTCAACTGAACGCCTCTGGGATATTAACCGTCACTGGAATGACGGCGTAAGATGAGTTGCGAACGCAACTCTCCTAACGCCTTTCCGCTTATCCTTCGCCGTCTTCCCGAAGGTCTATTTCTTACTCAATGCCTCGGCCACCGCTGCGGCGACCATTGCACCGATCGCCTTGAGCGAAGCGTCATCGATCGACACCGCACGGGCGGTCAGCGTATCGCCAGCCCCCTGCTGGACCGGATTCCACTGATTGTCGGTGGCGATGTCGCCATGCTGGACGGCGCGCTTGCCGATCAAGCGCATCATCAATGTGGTGGCCATCATCCTAGTGGTGCTCTGGCTACTCTCGTTGTTTGTCAACTTTGGGTCGCTCGGAACGATCCGAACGCCTCTGATTCGATGAGCCTAATGCGAATGCGCTATGCCAACGCTGATATTTGGAACTGGCTTTGAGCACCAAGTTGCCGCATTAGGCGCTAGCCACGCGACAGGCGAGGCGTTGTGGGATAGTGTTCCCGGCAGCCCGACAATCAGCACATCTACAAAACGCACCGGCGTAGCGTCACTTCGCATAAATCCAGCAGCGTTTCTTCAGGGCCTCACGCGCAATATCCCGGCTGGGAACAGGCGTCTCGTAGCTGTCGTGCACGTTAATTTTGCTGCGTTTCCCCCGAGTTTCGATGCTTTTATCTTAGTCGTACAGTCGGGCGCCGTTGTGGTAAAAATTGGCATCCGAGCAGGTACGAACAAATGGTTCGCGCAAGTAGGCTCAGGAACAGCGCAAGTAAGTTCTTCCGGACCTTCGCTTGGAACATGGTACCGAGTTGAGTGTCGTCTGGATACCAGCGCCGACCCGTGGACTCTTGATTGGCGTATCGACGGGGTGGCAGAAACGCAGGCAACTTTAGCTACCGCTGCTGATGACATAGGAACCATTTCATTTGGCCATGCGACCGGAACGACCACGGTTGATTTCTTCCTTGATGACTGTGCGTACAGCTTTACCGCTGGAGACTATCCCATTGGCGATATCTACGTCCTCGGGTATCAGCCGAGCGCGGACGGCACGCATTCGAATGCGGCGAATTTCGAGGACGCCGGGAACGTCGCCATCAGCGGCTCCAATCCTGCTTACGATCAGATGGACGCTGTGCCCCTCTCGGCCGAGACTGAATATGTGACGCAGAGTGCGATCGGGACAGGCGACTACGTTGAAGTAGTACTCGCCGATTCCGCCGAGACCACCGCGCCCCTGCATGTGCAGGTTTCTCTTGCGATACGATCGGATACGGCAACCGCGAACAATGCGACGTATCGGATTCGTGATGGCTCTACTGATTCCGACGTGTACTCCGGCGATCCTTCTGAAACTTCTGACGTATTTCGGACCAAAGGCTACCCTACGAAACCCTCGGGGGGAGCTTGGACAGATGCAGCTTTTGATGCTCTCTTATTCCGCTTCGGTTTTTCCAGTGATGCTGCGCCTGACCCGCGCTGCGGTGGAGTCATAGCAGAGGCGCTTTTTACCGCGGCGGCTGGAACAGTTATCGCCGTGGGCGTTGGCTTGCTGGGGCTGACGGGTTTTGCGCCCACGATCATTACCCCAGTGACAGTGTCGGTCCCGGCGGCTGCGTTGGTTCTTTCCGGGCAGGCTCCGCAGGTCAATCTCGCAGTTCCCGTCGCAGTCGGCGCTTTGGTTTTCACGGGCCAAGCGCCTGTTGTCACAGCTGCAAACAACATATTCGTCACTCCCCCGGCTGGTGAACTGACGCTGACAGGCCAAGCGCCCACCATCCTGAATCCGGTCGCGGTGCCCGTCCCGCTCGGGGAGTTGACCCTAAACGGCCAGGCTCCGGTCCTCGCCACAGGTGTCTTGCCCGACGCGGGCGCGTTGGCCCTCAACGGGCAGGCCCCCACGGTTCTTGCCGCCGCGAATGTGGTGGTCATCCCTCCGGTTGGTGAGTTAGCTCTCACCGGCAATTCGCCCCAAGCGAACTTCGGCATCTTACCTGCCACTGGGACGTTGAGCCTCACCGGGCACGATCCTACGCCCGTTATCACCTTTCTGGTCGCCGTCCCCGCCGGTGAACTCACCCTGACGGGCTATGGTCCCGCTGTCAATTTGACAGTGCCGATCGCGACCGGGGAACTGACTCTTACCGGGCAGATTCCAATAGTCGGCGTCAGCTTCACAATCGCTATTCCGGTCGGTGAACTCACCCTGACGGGAGAAGTTCCAACAATTCTACAACCAGTCGTGGTCTCTATACCTGTCGGCTCGCTCGACCTGACAGGATTCAGCCCGCAAATGAATCTGGCCGTACCCGTGGATACCGGCAGCCTGACGCTCACGGGGCAGGTTCCCCTCATTCCGGTCGCGGTCGCTGTCCCGGCCGGATTGCTGTCGTTCGATGGATTCACCCCGCAACTCCATCTAAGCATCCTGGTCGAGGCAGGAAGTCTTTCACTCAGCGGCCAGGTTCCAACTGTAATAGCGCCCACTGCAATCCCGGTCAATACGGGACTTCTGACGCTGATCGGTCATGTCCCGACTGTTGGTCGGGGCGCCAACATTCAGGTTCCTGTAGGCACGCTGATCCTGAATGGTCAATTTCCTTCTGTTTTAGCGACTGGGCCACTAGGGTGCATCTATGCTATTATCGAATCGAACAAGATCACCGATGAAATCTATGCGACGGCCACGATTACAGATTCCTGGGAACCGACCGGGAAGGTCGTCTCGGAGATAATCAAGTGCTGAGCATTGGTTCCGAGATTCGTTTTCGCGCGTCCTTCAGCAATCTCGCAGGTGCGCTCACCGATCCAACGACCACCACTTTGAAAGTGCGCCCGCCCGGAGGTTCGCAGACCTCATATACTTACGCCGGGGGTCAACTGACGAAGGAGAGCACGGGCGTCTATACCATGCTCTTTGTCGTGGCGACGGCAGGCACATGGTTGTATCGGTGGGAAGCCGCCGGCGCCTTGATCGTCACAACCCCGGATCGAGAGTTTACAGTTTACGGAACTTCCTTCACATGAGAATCATCCAGCGCATTTGTATTCGGTGAGCCACAATGGAACTTCCTCTCGGGTTCGGCAGTCTCGATTTCGGTGAATGGGTCTATGGTTTGACCGGCGCGTTTATTGGGGGCGGAGCCTCGGCGGTCACCAGCGGGTTTGTTGTGGTAGGGATGGACCCCAAAGACTACAACCTTAACGACGGACTGCCAAAACTCCTGTCCCTGATGAGCGCAATGTTTGTGGTGAACGGTATCATGAGCATGATGATGTTCCTTCGGCAAAAGCCGGTGCCGGATCACAAACAGATCAGGACAACCGTTCAAGAAACAACGGTCGAACCCGCGCACCGCTCAACCGCCGCGAGTAAGGCAACTCCCGAGACTAAGGTTGTTACCACAGTCGAGGAAACCAAGGTAGTTCCCACAAAAGACGAGGGCGATGGTTGAGGTGATTTATGGACGAGTACGTTTTGGCGATACGGCTTTTCGGTTCAGTGCTGATCGGCTCGGCGCTCCTGATTCTTTACCGCAGTTGGCGAGAGGGAGGCGACTGAAATGCCGGCCAAATCAAAGGCTCAGCAACGGGCGATGGCGATAGCTCTGCATGAGCCGGGGAAGCTCTACAAGCGCAACAAGGGCCTGATGCAGATGTCTGATTCGCAACTGCGGGAGTTTGCCACAACTCCACGGAAGAAACTGCCCGCCAAAGTGAAAAGCAAGAGCGACAGCGAATCGCATAGTTATAACTGGCGGAACCATCAAGGTAGGCGATGAAGGACGCTTGATGCCCAACAACAACGACCTGCTCAAGGAGATTCGCCAGAACTTTGACTACTACATGGCGCAGTGGCGCGAGATCCGTGAGGAAGCGCGCACGGACATGAAGTTCATCTCGGGTGATCCCTGGGAGCCCCGCGAACGACGCGTCCGTCAAGCGGCAGGACGCCCCTGCCTGAGCCTGGACGAGTTGAGCCAGTACGTCAATAGCACGGTCAACGACGTGCGGGTGTCCAAACGGGCTATCAAGATTGTGCCAAAAGGCGCCGGCGCAACTGACGACCTGGCGCGCTTCCGGGCGGACATCATTCGCCAGATCGAGTACCGATCATCTGCCCAGGCCGCCTATGCCACGGCCTTCCAGAACGCGGTGGAACGCTCCTATGGGTACTTTAAGGTCACCGCCCGGCGGACAGCGCCAGACAGTTTCGATCAGGAGCTTGTCATTCGGGCGATTCCGAATCCTGACACGGTGTTGCTCGACCCCGACGCAAAAGAAGCGGACTTTTCGGACGGACGCGCAGCATTCATCATCGATACCTTACCAGTGAAAAGATTTGAGAGTCGATGGCCCGAGGCGGAGATCAAGACCTTTACGGGGGAGATCGCGGAACTGGCGCCGGCCTGGGTCAAGGACAATCGTATTCAAGTAGCTGAGTACTGGCGCGTGGAGATGAAGGCTCGCACGCTTCTGTTGCTGGATAATCAGGACGGCCCACTCAAGATTTTCCTGGATGAACTGCCAGGGGCAAAGCTAAAGGGTGAGGCGGTGACATTGCCTGATGGCCTTCAGTTCCGTGTTCTGAATCAGGCCAAGACCGAAACGCCGACCGTCATACAGTACATCACCAACGGCATCGAGATCCTGGAGACCAACCCATGGAAGGGGCGATGGATTCCGATTGTGCCCGTAATGGGCAAAGAAATGTACGTGGACGCCGGGGCTGGCTCCAAACGCATCATCATGTCGCTGGTGCGGCTAGCGCGTGATCCCTACATGCTCTATTGTTACTATCGTACCTGTCAGGCAGAGCTTGTGGGGATGACCCCGAAGGTGCCCTTTGTGGGAGCTGCCGGCCAATTCGAGGGCTACGAGGAAGCATGGCAGAACGTCAATAAGGCTCCATTGGGGTATCTGGAATACAAGCCGGTGGTTGACGGCGCAGCAGGAGCCCTATTGCCGCCACCGAACCGGCCGCAGTACGATCCGCCTATTCAATCCCTCGAAATGGGAGCCGAATCCGCCCGGCGAGCGATCCAAGCTGCGATGGGGACGGCTGCGCTTCCCACCTCCGCGCAGCGCCAGAATCAAAAATCCGGTGTGGCAATCGAGCGTATCCAGCAGATACAAGAACATGGGTCCTTTCACTACACGGACAACTTTGATCGTGCGCTTGCGCATTGTGGGCGCATCTTGAACGACCTGCTGAAGTACTACTATGATACACCGCGAGATGAGGCCATCCGCAAGCCTGATGATTCCTATGAGGTCATTCGCATCAATGAAGCGTATACGGACAAGACGGGCAAGCAATGTTGCTACATGACCGATCAGGGAGAGTTCGACGTCACGATCACGACCGGCCCAAGTTACCAGAGCCAGCGAGAAGAGGCTGCGGAGTTCGCGGATACACTGGCTCGTATGCCGGAAGTCTTTGCGCGGATCGGAGACCTGATCGTGCGCTTGCGCAATCTCGGCCCGATCGGTGATGAGATTGCCGAGCGTCTGACGCCGCCTGATATCGCGGCTCAAAAGGCTGGCCAGCAGCCGATTCCGGCTGAGTTGCAAGCGACCCTCCAAGGACTTCAAACGCAATTGGATGCGGCAAAGCAGGCGCTTGCGCAAGCTGAGTTCGAGAAAAAGGCTAAGATCCTGGAACTGGAAAGCCGGGAGGGGATCGCTGCCCTTCAGGAGACTACGAAACTGGCGGTTGCTGAGATGAAAGTGGACCTCGAAAAGGCGCAGACCATGGTACAAGGGGAACTAGCGGCAATCCGGCAGCAGCTCGAATTGTTCGCCAAAACCAGCGCCTTGGAGGGTACGGCCATGCAGAATGCGGCCATGCCGACCGGGGCCTGAAACAGAAGGTGTGGAAAATGTTCTTGTGATGGTGTATAGTACATGGTGAGGAAAAGCAAATGCTTCCAGACGTAGAAGTAACGGCTTCGTCAACCGTAGCGCCCGAACTGGCAGCGGCCGGCACAGATGCGCAAAACACTCCTGTGGATCTGGCCGCGCTGAGTTCACAGCAGTACGATAAGTGGAGACAAACCGGGGAAATCCCCGAAGCCACGCCGAAACCTGCGGAATCGGCCCCCGCAAAAGAATCTGCCGCGCCTGCGGGCGGAACTGCGCCGGACTCGGAACCGGGAAAAAAGAGCGAGGAGCCAGAGAAGCACAAAGGCGCTGAGGCGCGGAAAGAGCAGCTTGCCGTCGAGATCCAGGAAATACTGCGGGAGCGCCGCGAGGCCCGTAGGGAACTGGAGGAGGTTCGAGCGACACTGGCGCGCGAAAAGGGCGAGAAGGTCTCGGCTGCGCCCGCCGCCGCTGAGCCAACGAACGAACCGATCTTCAAGCACTTTCTGGATCAGGCCGAAACCTACGAAGAGGCTGTGCAGCAGTTCCAGCGGGCACACTCGAAATGGGCCATCGACCAGCATGAAGCGACAAGACAAGCGGCTGAGAAAGAAAGGACCGCCGCCGAACAGCGCGAAGCGTTCACCAATCGCGTCGAAAAGGATGCGGCCGAGATCCAGGATTTCGAGGCAGTGACCGGCAAGGCTGATAATCTGAAGCCGACGCCGGCCATGCTCGCCGCGATCGTGGAATCTGAGATTCCCGGCAAGTTGCTTTACCATCTGGCAAGGAATCCAACCGAGTTCCACCGCATTGCGGCGCTGACGCCAGCAAAGGCAATCCGAGAGTTGGGAAAGATCGAAGATAGCCTGGCGGCGGCGCAGCCGGTTAATGGCGCTCCAGCTCCTCCCGTGAAAACCCTACAGCACTCCAAGGCTCCCCCTCCTCCTACCGACCTTGCGGCGCGGAATACGGCGCCAGAGGATGAGGCGGATGCGGCCTTGGAAGCCAAAGATTTCGAGCGTTACCGCAGAGTGCAGGACGCTCGGGATATCAAGAGGCTGCGACCACAATGAGGAACTGAGCGATGCCCAACATTTTCAAAGTCGTAGACTGGATCACCATGGAGTCCCTGCGGACCCTGCTGAACCAGTTGGTAGTGGCAGAGATGTTCAACACCGACTATAACAAGGAGTTCACGCGAGAGTTTGCGGTCGGTGAACAAGTGCGTGTGAAGCTGCCGCAACGCTTCACCGTTCGAGACGGCTTGGGCTACTCGCCGCAGGCCATTAACCGGCTGAATACCACTGTGACGGTGGATCAGGTTTTCGGAATTGACTTCGAGTGGGATTCGGTTGAAGCTGCGCTCCACGCCGAGCGCGGTATGGATGCCATCAAGCGGGAGTACATCGACCCGGCCATGGCGCAACTGGCGCAAGAAATCGACTCTCGCGCGGCGCTCTGGGCTTACCTGAACACCAACAACATCGTCGGAATCCTCGGCACCGACCCAACCACTACGAACTTCGCTGGCTCGGCGCGCCAGCGACTCAAGGAAAACGCTGTTCCGGCCGGTCCGCTTAGCCTGATTATTTCACCAGCGGCTATGACCGGCATCGTCAATGGCGGCACCGCGCTGTTCAACGACCAAGGGCAGATCTCCAAAGCCTTCAAGGAAGGCTACTACGGGCGCGCCCGTGGTTTTGATTGGTCCGAGTCGATGTCGCTCTACAGCCACACGGCCGGCACATGGGCCAGCACAGTTGAGACCAGCAGCGCCGGACAATCCGGTGGCTCACTGGCTTTGACCGCAACTACGGGAGACACGTTCCTGAAGGGTGACGTGTTCAACATCGCCGGCGTCTTCAACGTGAACCCCAAAACGCGGCGCTCGACCGGCGTGCTGAAGCAGTTCGTTATCACTGCCGATGTGACGGCGGCGGCTTCGGCGGCGACCATCACGTTCCAGCCGGCCATCGTGGGGCCCGGCAGCCAATACCAGAACGTGAGCGCACTGCCCGCGAATGGCGCCGACTTGACGTTGTTCCCCGGCACCAGCTCGCCAAACGGCAAGGCCGGAACCAATGGGCTGGCTATCCATCGGGATGCCTTTGCGCTCGTGGGCGTGAAGCTGGAGACTCCCAAGGCAGTGGAGTTGTCATCCCAGACTCGCGACCCGCAGACCGGAATCGCCATCCGGTTCGTCAGGATGTTCGACGGCCAACAGTCGAAGATGATCAACCGCTTCGACGTGCTGATCGGCTTCGGCAATCTGTATGCCGACCACTGTGCGGTTCGCGCGCTCGGGGCGTAACGGGGGATGCTGAAAGAGAAAACGACCATGAGAAAACTGAAACTGGCAACATTGCAAGGTATTCTCCTGCTGCTCTTGGCTGGTTTGGCCTATGGGCAGCCCACTTTCACGGTCACCACGCTGTCAGCGGCCATCGATTCTGACGACACGTCGATGAGCGTGGCTTCGGCCACCGGCTTCACGGCCAATACGACCGTCGCTCAGATCGGGCGGGAGCTCCTCCGGGTACGCACGGTGAGCGGTACTACCATCGGGATCATTCGGGGGGCATTCGGGACACGGGCTACCAATCATGGCAACGGTATGCCTGTAGTGGTGGCTCCTAATGAAAACTTCGCCGCGTGCGGAGGGGCCGTCGGTTTCGGCCAATGCGGATTCCGCTACAGCTCGGAGTACAGCGCCAGTCTCTTCTACCCGAGTACCTTCCCGGTTACGCTGGCTACGGCCGGTAATCTGACCCTGACGGCTGGGCAGATTCTAAGCGGATTGATTCTCCGTGACCCGGCTGGAGGGGCGCGCACCGATACCTTGCCCACGGCGGCGCTGCTTGTAGCAGCTATGCCGGGGGCCACTGTCGGATCGAGTTTCACATTCACGATTCGGAATACAGCGGATGCCGCCGAGACGATCACGGTGGCATCTGGTACGGGAGGCACCGACAGCGGAACCATGACCATCGCCCAGAACAACAGCAAGACCTTCCTGGTGCGCTTGACTCGGGTGGACTCAGGAAACGAGGCGTACACGGCTTATAGCCTCGGTACCGTCGTCCACTAGACGAAGGGGCGGGACCGCCGGCCCCGGTCGGGATACCGGGTCGGCGGCCTAGCCCCGTAAGTGATAACATGGCCGATTTTCAGGAGTATCCGAAGTGGATCACGGATCGAAACGGCCAAAGGCGCATTGTCCAGAACCGCTTGGAGGAGGAGGCGCATAAGAAAGCGGCGCCACAGCCAGAACCGAAGCCGCTGAAGCGCAATAAGAAAGACAAACGCTGAATGCCATCGCTAACCACCATCGCCAATGCCGCTGCCCGTACTTTGGGAATCATGGATTCCGGCGGGTCACTGTCGGCAGCCCAACTCGCCGATGCCTTGATTGCGGCGAACGAAATTCTGGACAATTGGTCAAGCGAGGGCAAGATGGTGATCTCAGAACTGCTGACCACTTTCCCCTTGGTCTCGGGGACCAATAACTACACCATCGGACCAGCGCAAACCATCAACATAGCCAGACCAGTGAGGATCAACGCGGCGACACTGTTGCTAGCGGCCGGCCCGAGCAGCCCCGTGCAAGTGCTTCAAAACGTGGCTGAGTGGGAGGCGATTCCGGATCGAGAGGGCAGCAGCTACAAAGTGGCGTTCCTGTTTTATGACCGGGGGAATCCTACCGGCAAAGTCTACGTGGCCCCAAAGCCCCTGGGAGGCACCATCGAGATTGCCAACTGGATCGCTCTAGCGCAGTTCGCCGATGCTACAACTTCTCTCACGCTCCTGCCTGGACATGAACTGGCCCTGCGATTAGAACTGGCGCGCATGCTGGCGCCGGAGTACAGCGTTGCCTTCTCTCCGGAATCTAAAGAGCAGTTAGCGATGGCGCTGGCAACTCTCTACGATCTAAACTCGGAGCACTCTGGACTGGTATCGCGTGCAGCGACGGTGGCGGCATGACGGCCCGTCAAGTGATTTACCGCGCCTGTCGGTTACTCGGCTACGCCCGTCAAGGCATGAGCCTGCCAGCGGATCTCGAATCTGACGGGTTGGACGCTCTGAACGACATGATCGGCACTTGGCGCAATGAATCGTTGCTGGTGTTCGCCATTCGCGCCGATATCTTCACTCTCAGCGTCAACGTGCAAGCCTATACAATCGGATCTGGCGCCACGTTCAATGCTCCGCGCCCGACCTACATCAAGGATGCAAACTTGATATTACAGCAGACAACGCCGGCCGTGCGCTTGCCGCTCGAGATTCTGCGCGATTCGAGCGAATGGGCGGCCATCCGCGTGCGGGCGATCACCAACAGCCTGCCCCTCAAGCTCTACTACGACCCGACTCTGCCGAACGGGACGATCAACCTGTGGCCGGCGCCGTTGCTCGCCTATCAACTCGAATTGTTCTCCTGGGCGCAACTGGATCGCTTCGCCGATATCGCTACGACGAATTACACGTTTCCGGACGGCTACGATGATGCGATCCGTCACAATCTGGCCGTGGCCCTGGCTCCTATGATCCCTGACAAGATGCGACAGGGGCGGCTCGATATGGTAGTGGCGCGATCACGGGAACTGAAAGCAATTCTCAAGGCGCATAACTCGCCAACAAAGAAGCTGTACTCGGATGCGCCCGGAGGACTTGGGGCGGTCAGTGATTCGAGCTACTTCAACTATCGGAGCGGAAATCTGAGGATGGCGGGATAGACATGCCCATTGACAGCAAACTAGTAGGCGCTAACGAGCGGCAAATCATTCTTTGGGGGGACCCGGCATCGGCTGCCGCCTATGCGAGTGCGCTGACTGCGATTGATGCGCGGACCCTCGCTGGTCTCTATGCCGGGCTGGTTCAGTCTGTTGGCCTTGTCCTCAACCCGGCGGGCACCTACGATCTAGCGCGGGCGGCAGCAGGTACCACCGGAGTTCCGGTCGTCAATACCGAAGGCACCAAGCCTACGTTTTCGGCAGGTACAATAGGATTCACGCCTGTTGCGACCCCGACAGATTTCTGGACGATTATCGGTTCGGCTAGCAAGACTGTCCGTGTCCTCCGTGTGACTGTCACCGGCATTGCCACCGCCGCCGCCAGCATCGGCATTCAACTCATCAAACGGAGCAGTGCGAACACCGGCGGGACTACGTCTACCCTAACGATCGCGCCGCATGATTCCAACGATGCGGCGGCCACGGCAGTGGTCAGCACCTACAGCGTGAACCCTACTGGACTCGGGACAAGCATAGGGTTGGTGCGAGCCAAGACTCTCAATCTCGGTGCGGCGGGCGCGGCCGGAGAGATTGTCTTCGACTTCGGCACCCGCAACAGCCGGGCTGTGGTTCTTCGGGGCGTCGCTCAGGCCTTGGCTCTTAACTGGAACGGGGCAGCCGTTCCTGCCGGCACGGTTTTGACGATTGATGTAGAGTTTAGTGAGGAGTCGTAGAGTGTGCCGACTGTTCCGGAGTTCGGATTCTGTGGACCGACCTACCAGGCGGCCTCCAAGATTCTAGACGCCTCCAGAGCCATCAATCTCTATCCCGAGGCTGGCAGTCCAACATCAAAAAGCAAGTTTGCCCTGATCCAAGCGCCCGGAGTTATCCACTGGATGACACTCCCGGAGAGCCCGGTGCGCTCTCTCTGGCCCGGCGTCGGTCGCTTATTCGCCGTAGGAGGTAAACACGTCTACGAAGTCAGTGCTGCCGGCGCGGTTATCACGGATTACGGCGTTATTCCGGGTAGTGACGGAATCAGCCCGGTGCAGTTTTTTGCTGGAGGCACAAATAGTTCCAACGCGGAACTCGGCTTGATGGATTCAAGCGTCCCCGCCATTTTCAAAATCGGGACTGGACTTAGCGGGACTGGAATCACGCAGGTTCTCTTTGAAGCCTGGGCCTTGGAGTTTCTGGACAGCTTTTATGTTGCCTTGGGATCGCCAGGGACCGAACAGAACCGTCTGCGCGTTTCCGCGCAACTGGATTTATCGACGTGGCCGGCACTGGCATTTGCCGACCGGAGCGGTACTCCTGATCTGGGCATGAACATCGTGCAGGTGAATGGGCAACTCTGGATCTTCTCTTCAAAGAATCTTGAGGTCTGGCACAATGTAGGCGGCTCGCCATTTCCGTTTGAACGCATTCCTGGCTCCACGATGAATATGGGCGTGCTCGCGCAGTATTCGATCCAGAAGGTCGGCAACATCATCATATGGCTGGCCGCCAGCGAGCGCGGTTTCGGAGCCGTGTACCGAAATGATGGCCTGCTCCCGGTGCGTATCAGCCCGCCGGCAATCGAGGACTTGATTGCCAGCTACCAACTGGGATCAGCGGGTCTCACACAGGTTACGGCCCTGACCTATGAAGAGGAAGGGCATTTGTTTTACATGCTTACCTTTCCTGCCACGGCAGGCAACCCCAACGGTTCGGCGCTCGTTTATGATCTGACCACCGGGATGTGGCATGAGCGGTATCACTTGAAAGCCGATGGCGTAACTCTCGAACGCCCACTGTATCATTGCGTGGCGACCCTGGCTAACTTCGGGGGCGGCAGCGCCACTCCCATTACTTTCGCCGGGGCCTGGAACAGCGGCATTATCTACCAGCTTGGTCTCAAGTGGACGCGGGATGATACTGACCCACGGATGTACCGGCGGACGGCGCCGCATATTTCAGACGGCGACCGCTGGATCAAGCATGCTTCTCTGGCCCTGTCGGTTGAACCGACCACAGCTCCTATGACCTTGGAGTACTCGAATGACGGTGGGCGGACCTTCACGCAGGGTCCTTACACGATCAATCCGAGCGGAGAGAGTCCGAGCCGCTACAAATGGAATCAGCTTGGACGCTCAAGGGATCGAGTTTACCGTGTGACACTCATCGAGACTGGGGCCGTGCGCTTTATCAATGCCTACCTGAACGTGGTTGGCGGAACGGAGCCGTAGATGGCTGATGTGAACGTGCCTACCAAGTGCGTGGTGCCCATCACCACGCCTTTGCTCACGGGGGCGTCCGTAGCCGAACCGAATGCAAACGGCGAAGTCGGCAAGTTGACCTGGCCCTGGATCATGTTTTTTAATTGCTTGGCGAAGAAGCAGGCAGCCGCCGGCGAAGTTCGCATCGCATTCAACATCTGCATTGACGATCCCCCGACAGTCCCGCAGGAACTTGATTACAAGGATATCTGGACATGGCAAGCCGCAGGCCAAGCCATTGCGGTATTCGCAATTGCGACCGAGCCGCCCATCGGCAGTGAGATGGAGTTTGATTTTTTTCTCAACGGCGCATCCATCTTCGGATCTGAGAAACTTGTCATCCCGAATGGCACGGGCAGCGTGGTGACGTTCTCGACGTTCGCGCAATCTCCATTGCAAGCAGTGGAGGGCGACATCATTACCGGCCGGGTGCTGAAAGTCGGATCGGTATTCTCCGGGCAGCACGTGACTGTCTTTATCACGTTCCGGTTGATTGCGGAAAGGTGAGCCAATGGGGTTAGTCTATAAGGACCCGCAGGTATATGTGGAACTCGCTTGTGATCGGGTGCAGGAGTTCCTAAGCGCTATTGACGGACTCCTGCTTTCCCTGGGATGGACGAAGACTAACTTCCCGACTAGCGCCGTTTGGACAATGCCGAATTCTATGCTGAGTGACGACTCCATCAATATTCACCATAGGCTTTATGATTGCGGCACTTCTACTTTTAGCGACACGGTGGGCACAGCTTTCAAACGTTATATTTTCAAGGAGACAGCAAGCGTGCCTCCCCCTGTTGATCCAGACGTTGTGGAAGTGATCGTCGGGGTGCCTCCTCCTTGGATACCAGTTCAATATATGACTCAACTGGTCAACGCCATCAATAGCACCAGCTCCTTGGTTACGGCTGTTATTTCGGACCCGAGCAACAAGATCACCGTTACAAGAACAGCAACTCCTCTGGCTGTCGTCTGGTCTCAATCAAATCCCGCTACGGTTGGCCGGCTGCGTGGAGCAACTATGTACAAGTCGGTCAAAACCAGTCAAGGCATGCAGTACCGCCTGCTAGTCAGCGATCCGGGCCGGAATGGCTTGGGCTTCTATGGTCCTGGGGATTTCGGCTATGGCAATGGCGCTGTTGATTTCCAGCCTTATGCCGTCGATGATGACACAATCTTCATGGATAAAGGCGCGCGGATTGTCACTCACTGCGGCAAGCAAGTGAAGGTCATCGCTAACCCTCATCAACTGTGGCCATTTGTTCTCGGGAATGACAGCGTCAGCCAGCGTGGGAATGCATTTCAAACAGGAACACTGTACATCAATCCGCCAACTTCGCCGAAACCAATTGCGGACATCAGCAACGCGGTCAACGCCGTGGTTACTCAGCCCGCGCACGGATATCTGACTGCGCAGCAGGTCTATCTTGTTGGCGGCAACATGCCGAGTGTTCGCGGCTTGAGCACGATCACAAAGATTGATGACAACAGGTACAGTCTGGACAAGAACTCAACGTCTGATCCAATTTATGACGGCAGCGCGATCGTCGGAAATATCAATCTAGGTGAGACGGCGCAGGCTTTTTATATGATAGCGGATGGTATAGAGGGTACAACAAGCTCCGTGAATTTGCGGAATCGACTACATGGCACCGGCGCCAACGCATTCTTCTGTTGGAATCAGAACTACTTCCGGCAGACAGGCATTGCCAGCCCATTCGGGGCAGGACGCATCTATCTTCCGACTTCAGCGATAGTGAGAGCAAGCGGGGACCACGACCGAGCGTTATTTAGCAATGAAGACGGCACGCTGTCAGAGCCGCTCCTCGGCTGGGGTCTGACGGGTGAGGCGGCGATGGCTAAAATCGTCGGGCAATTTTTCGGGGCACAAGCTTATAGCGACACGCTCACCATGGATCTGACTTCGCCGACCATCCCCATGTATGACGGTCGCAATTGGCTGAATTACACTCACAACAACACTGGTACAAGTGTAGGAATCAACGGCCTCGCCGGAGGGATCCTGCTTACGGTGCCATAAATGGCTCGGATGCAAACGAAGAAGGCGCGGGTTGTCTGGTACAACATCAACGCGCCTATGCCCAATCAGAGAATCACCATCACGGACGGTGCAAATACAAAATATGCCCGTGGATGGTCCTCATGGCTGGGAGAGGCCCTGCTGCCGAACAAGCACGCCATACCGCTCTGCGTTTTGCCGAAGATCACCCCCATCGGCATCCCACCAGCAAAATGTGTTGATGCGGCGTACTGAAGGTTTCTCTGCTTCTGGCCAGCTACGCCCGCCTACCAACAGCGCTGTACAGCACAGAGCACGGAGAACGGGAATTGTTGCTACGGATATGGAGAATCGAGAGAACGCTTAATTCGTCAGGCATCTCAGGGTCTCCAGTTGTCGCGCCAGCCGTCGCCGCCTGATCCCCTCCAGCGTCAGGTAGTCGTGGATCGTTGCATCGAGCAGCATGAGGTTCTGCGGGCAATTGTGCGCCCGCCGGCCGTCGATGTGATGGACGTGAAACCCCGAGGGGAGACCGTCGCCATTCAGTCGAGGCACCAGCCATTCAGGGCAGTAGATTTGTAATGAAACCCACATAATGATCCGATGCTCGTAGTGGTCGCGGAAGGGGCCGGCCTTGAGCCGGACATAGCCCTTGGCGGTCGTGGTGCGCCCATTTCGGCCCTGTGGCGCGTTCCCTGACCCTGAGACAGGCTGGAGCATAGCTTAGGCGCCCCCGTGCGTTTCTAGCGCGTGGCGTTGCGCGCTAGACGAGACCCCGGCGATTCTACCAGCCTGCCTGGACGCCGCCAGGCGGGCGGTATTGGCCGCCGTCTGGCTCTCGGACAGCACCCGCCGACGCTTGACTCCTGCCAACTTGATCGCGGCCTTTGGAGGCACCCCCCAAGCCTGAATGTCCTGCGCTCTGCGCCCCTCCGGGGTCCGTGAGATGTCGCCTTGCCAGAAAGTCCCGTCGCCTACCAGTTCCCGTAAACGCCGGGGTTGCACGGGCCGGGCATTCAGCATCATCAGGCATAGCCTGCCGGCATCGAAGTACAGGAGGCCCCGGCGTCCCGGTATGATCGGATCGCCGCATTCGTCGCGGCGGATCTTCAAGCGATAACGCTCGGCGAGGGATTCCAGGGCAGTCATGTTTTCTCACCTCAGAGCGAGAAGCGCCTTATGTTTCCGCAAGTGCCTTAATCCGCGCGCCTCGATCATCCGCACACGCTCGCGCGTGACATTTAGATCACGACCGAGTTCCTCAAGCGTTTTCTCCTCACCATCAAGACCAAAGCGCTGGCGGATCACTTTCTCCTCTCGTGGGGACAATCGAAGGAGTGCTTTGTCGATACACAACTGGGTATCAATCAGTTCATCTGGCGGCGGCACTGTCAGATTCCGAGCCGCTTCGAGCGGCAAGAACATCTCGGCATCGACATGGTAAGCGCAGAGTTTCGGCCAGCGCTGCGAGTAGAGTTCAAGTGGGAATAATTCCGCAACTGGCATATCAAAAAAATCAGCGATACGGGAAGCGCGTGGCGTAGGGTACCCATTGTCAATCCTGTAAGAGGAGATACTCATGCGAAGCAGCTCGCGCAAAGTCCCAGCGGAGATGCCTATGACTTGCGCGGCAACCGGGATCGGTGATACCATCCCAGGGCACCCTTCGTGCAGTAGCTTTGCCGTCTTCCCGAAGCGATCCCACAGGGCCTGCCAGAGCACGGCGTTTTTGAAGCGCAATTCAACACGGAGGCTCTTCACGGCTCATCCCCCCAATCCGCAGGCAGCAATCCCCCGGCAATCTTATCCTCCGGGGTCCGGTCAGACAGGTCCTCATCATCCCCGCAAGCGAGCGCCCGGAAGCCCTCATTGAGTCGCCGCTGTAGCCGCCAGTCGCCTCCGGGTGCGCGGCGCGGGTCCGTCCAGTCGGGATTCCAG